CTTTATCAGTACCAGATTATAATTCTTTTTCATCAGTCAGTTTGGTGGCAAGAAATACTGTAGCAGTATCAGTAAGTCCATATACAGCACAACAAAAAGTGTATCAATGGCGAGGTCAATTTTGGGAAGTTGATGTAACCTTAAAACCAATGAAAAGAGCAGATGCCGAATCCTGGAACGCATTTTTTTTAAAGCTTAAAGGTCAGGTAGGTACATTTTATTTAAGTCCTGATCCTAACGGTAGGACAGTTAGAGGATCTGCAAGTAGTAGTGCAGGTACACCTATTGTAAATGGCTCTTTGTCAGCTAATTCTTCATCAGTAGATATTACAGGTGCTACAGCAGGAGCTACAGGTTATTTATTAGCAGGTGATTATATCAGTATAAATAATCAATTATTAAAAGTTTTAAACGATGTAAATACAACAGGTTCAGGTACGGCAACCATCGATGTATTTCCAAACATTAGGACAGCATTATCTGGATCAGATACGGTTACTGTATCTAATGCTCAAGGTATTTTTAGATTAGCTAGTAATGAGCAAAATATAAACATCGCTGAAAATAATATTTATCAACAAGGTTTTACGGCAGTTGAGTCGATAACATGAAAGATAAAAATTGGAAGGGTAAAAGATCTCATCAAGCAGGTAAAAGAGATTGGCTTAAAAAACGCTATCCTGAATTATTTAGTCCTGGTAAACATAGTCAAAGAAAAAAGAGAAAGTTAAATGCCAAGAACAGTTAATTTTAGTACGACTGATACAGTTACAGAACCATTTTTTGCCTGTGAATTAGGATTTAGTGGATCTGTTACACGAAATATAAATGTAAAAGTGGTCTCTACAGGAGATGGTAATGTTTATAGTTTAGATGGCCAACAACCTGCAAATTATGAATTATATGTATCTAAAGGGAATACAATAAAGTTTCTACAACATGATACTACTAATACAAATCATCCGTTAAGATTGTCAACTACTCCAGACGGTACGCATGGAGGAGGTTCAGAATATACAACAGGAGTTACATATTCTTCAGCATCACCAGGTAGTGCAGGTTCATATACGCAATGGGTAGTAGATAGCTCTTTAAATTACGGTGATAAGCTTTATTATTATTGTTCTAACCATTCAGGCATGGGAGGTAGCATAACTGTCTTAGAAAGCACCTATAGGCTTTGGACAGGCTATGGTGAAATAACAATTGGTTCAGATACATATTATGGTGTAGGTGATTATGGTAATTTATCAGTTGTTAGAGAAACAGAAAAATTAGAAGCAACAGGTGTAACTTTAACATTATCAGGAATACCTAATAACATGGTTAGCGATGCTTTATTGCAAAATTATCAAGGTCAAAATGCTAATATTTATTTTGGTGCTTTAGCTAATGGTCAACTTACACAACAACCTTATCTTTTATTTAGCGGTAAAATGGATGTAATGAATGTAGTACAACAAGCAGAAAATTCTGCAATTACTATCCAATGCGAAAATTATTTAGCTGAATTAAGAAGAAGTAAAGTTGGTAGATATACAGACCAAGATCAACAAAGCAGATTTACAGGCGACACTTCTTTACGATTTGTAGATGCTATTCAACAAGACAAAGAGATACTTTGGGGTGTACCTTTCTCCACGGTAGGCAGACAGATAAAACCTGTAGATCCAGGAGATATAGATATTGATGATATTTTAAAAGGTGGTTTTCCTTTCTAATGACTTTAGACGAATACATAGACAGTCGATTAAAAATGCCTTTTCAATGGGGTAAAAATGACTGCATAATTTTCTGTGCCGAAGCAATAAAAGTTGTTACAGGCATAGATCATTTAAAATTAGAAAAAATAAGTAAATGGAATAGTCCTTTACAAGCAAAAAAAACATTAAAAAAATTAAAAATAAATACTATGTTTGATTTATGGGATGCTCGTTTTCGGCAAATAAAAAATCCTAATAAATTAAGAGACGGTGATATAGGTATTGCTGATGTGGGATGTAGTGATGGTTTTAGTCCAGATACATCAATGATTTTTTACAAAGATGTTTTTTTAGCACCAAGTGAAAACGGTATAATTAGAGTACCTATAAATCAGACTAAATATTTCTTTGATATACGCAATATAAGGATAAGATAAATGCCACAAGCAATAGGAGCTGTAGTAGGTTTTTTTAACACCGTTTTTTTTGCATCAACAGCTTTTGCTGTTGGATTAGGTGCATCTTATGGTTTTGCAACTGTTGTAGGTGCATTAGCTGTAGGTGGTGTTATAGCAGGCGGTGTAGCTGTTATGAAAACACTTGCACCAAAGATGCCAGATCTAAATTCTTTAACAAATAGAGGGCAAAATGTTAGATCACCAATATCAACTCGTAAGCTAATATATGGTGAAGCTAAAGTTGGTGGCACATTAGTTTTTATATCTGAAGGCAATACCAATAGTGATAGAGAATATTTATATATGCTTTTTGCTTTAGCTACTCACGAATGTCAAAGCATAGATAAAGTATTTATATCAGATGATGAATGTACTCTAAATAGTAGTGGTGAAGTTACATCACCAACTAGATACTATAAAAATAGTACATATCATGCTCGTTTTATTTTAGATATGTTAGGAGCATCAACAAGCCAAACATTAGACAGCATTATGACAACTGATACAGATTTAACATCTAGCGATCATTTTAAAGGCATGACAATAGCACAAGCTAGATTAAAGTTTGATCCAGACGGTATGTTTGCATCAGGTATTCCACAACTAAATTTTTTAGTTAAAGGCAAAAAAGTTTATGATCCTAGAGATGGTAGTCAAGCTGTCGACAGTTCAGCTACCTGGACATATTCAGACAATCCGGCATTAATTGTAGCTGATTTTATAAGAAGTGATTTTGGTTTATCTGTGCCAAGCGGAAACATTGATTGGACTGTAGTATCATCAAGTGCAAATACCTGCGATCAAACAGTAACATTAGCAGATGGATCTACCGAAAAAAGATACACCTGTAACGGCATGATTGATACAGGAACACCTGTACAAAATAATTTAGATGCTTTGTTAAGCTCTATGGCAGGGAGTATGGTTTATGAAAATGGTAAATATAAAATTTTATCTGGTGAATATAGGACACCAACTTTAACTATTACAGAATCAGATCTTAGATCAGGAATAAATATACAAACTAAAACACCTGGATCTGAACAAATAAATACTGTTACAGGCCTTTATGTTGGTGCAGATACTAATTATCAACCTGCTAATTATCCTGTAATTACAGATGCTAGTTTTGTTACAGAAGATGGTCAGGAACAAAAAGCAGAAATAAATTTAAGTTTTACTAATTCAAGCACAATGGCTCAAAGAATAGCAAAAATATTCTTGATGCGTGCTAGACAACAATACACTATGACATTAGGTCTAAATTTAGAAAAATTTACTTTATCTCCAGGAGATACTGTAAAAGTAACATTAGACAGTCTTGGCTTTGAAGATAAAATATTTGAAGTAGTAGAATGGAGCTTTGGCGCACAAGATGAATTATTATCTGTTGATGTGCTTTTAAAAGAAACAGCATCAACAGTATATGATTTTGCAACTTCTGAGGAACAAAGCCAGGGTACTATACCTTCATTAACACCAACTTACGATCAGACAGTAGCAACACCAACATTTAGTTTAACTCAACAACAAGAGAAAGCGGAAGACGGGACTATAATTGATCAAATAGTTGTAGATATAAGTGATCCGACAACTGATCCTCATGTAAAATTTTACAATATATTTTGGAAAGAAAATTCAGAAAGTGATTACAAAGTAATAGAAGTAGAGAGAGAAATATAATGCCAAAAAAAACTATTAGCGACATTGATAAACAAGTTGCAGTTCTGGAAGCGCATCTTAAAGATCATATTAGAGAATGTACCAAAACATCAGAACAAACTTTGGTCAGAATTAAAAGAATTGAAGCAATTATGGTCGGTGGTACTGCATCGGTACTAACTTTACTATTAAAAATAGTATTTTTTAGCTAAACCCTGTGTAAGCCATTTTAAAAGCCATACAGCAAAAGTTTATAATTTATAGTAATTACTATATAAAACCTTTTTAACCCTACTTAGAATCAATTTATAAGGATTATTTTTAGATGATTTCAATTTTAGGCTCACTTTTAGGCTTTGGTACATCATTTATTCCTAAAATATTTTCTTTAGTGCAAGAAAGACAAAAATTTAAAAATCAAATGGCTTTGATGACTGCTCAAAGTAAAATGAAGCAATCAGAATTAGAAAGCCTGGCAAAGATACAACAAAATAAATCAATTTATGAACACGATCAAAAAATAGTTGAGAACACATCAAGTGGTTTTATAAATAATTTAAGATCTTCTGTTAGACCTGTCCTTACCTATTGTTTCTTTTTAACTTATGTTGGTTTTAAAATTGTATTAGTTGCTATTGCAATACAAGAAGGTGATGACACTTTAAAAGCTATAAAAGACAGTTACGGAGATGAAGATTTTGGACTCCTATCAATTTGTGTCAGTTTTTGGTTTGGTTCAAAATTAAACGAGAGAAATAAATGACAAAAGTAGTATTATCACCTGCAACATCAGGAAAAACATTCAATGTTAAAGTATCTGCTATAAATGATGTTGGAGTTCATTCAACAGTATCTTCACCAAGTAATATTACAATTGCTACTTATTCAACTGCACCTGCTTTGCCAACATCCATAAGTGCATCATCAGACGATCATGCTATAACTATATTTTTTACAAATCCTGCTGATAGAGACCTTAAAGGTGTTGAGATATGGTATGCAACATCAAGCGGTGGCAGTTTGTCTCTTATAGGCTCAATAGATGGCGCGCCAGGAGTAGCACAAGAATATAATTTAAATTATGACTCAGCAACTTTTAGTTTAAACCAAACTTATTATTTTAAACTTAGATCCGTAAATACAAGCAATGTTGCATCATCATATACATCAGAGGTAACAGCTCAATTTTCAACCGTACAAACATCCGATGTTACTATGAACGCAATTAGTGATACATCAGGTTCAATTGTTAGTTATAATGTTAACGGTGAGGTATCAACACAAGATAGCATTTCATATTCATCTAATGGAACAGGTAGTGATGCAACAACTTTAGCAGGTTACATGGCATCAGAAGTAACTTTAGGTACAATTGATAGTACAGTTGCAGGCTTTCTTATAAATGCTAATGCTCATATATCAAAAAGATCAGTTAGTACAAATAAATATGCCTATGCAATTGTTCTACAAAAACTTGCTAGTAATTCTTATTGGACAAAAGCTAACGCATCAGGAAATTATGCTGTGTTTATAGGATCAAGTTCTTCTACAGGCGCATCTACTACCGATGGAGTTCAAGGTAATTTTAGTGTTTCCTTTATTGATGATGCTACAGGGATAACTTCAACCACAGGTACTAAATACGGTTTATTTATTTATGAAACTACAGAGGAAAGTGCTGTTCAATGGTGGGTCTTTGGTGGCACAGGTTTAACAGTAACAGAGTTAAAAAGATGAGTTTAGAAAAACAAAAAGGTTATTTTTATAATAGTGATGGTTTGTTAATTGAATATTACAACGGTTACATTGATTTAGAGGATATGGAAACAGCTCTTGAATACAGAAAAAGCGCAGTAGGTTTTGTTGTAAGTAGTCAAGTAAATACTGATGCTTACAAATACAATTTTGAAACAGAAACAATAACGGAAATATAATGATGGATAAAATAATTGAAGCTGTAAAAAGCATAATATCACCAGAGCAAAGTTGGTCAGCTTTTGTAATGAAAATTACAAGTCTTATTGTTGTAGCAGTAATTGGTTATATAGGCTTCCAACAATATACAACTTTAGATGAAGAAATAGATACTGAAATACCTATAGTAGAAGTTTACGAAAATGATCCTGAAAAACAAATAAAGGTAGAAGATCTTATTACAAAACTTATTAGGTCAAATAGAGATATTGAATCAGTTTGGTTATATGATTGGATTGATGCAAGAAACATTGTTCCTTTATATAACGAACCAAGGAACAGCACAGATCTATTACCTACGGGCTATTGGATGGAAGGTGATGAATATGTCATAGGCCATTTTGTTTTAAGTCAATGCACATCATTAGATAGAGATGTACCAAATACAGCTTGTCCTATTATGTCGTCAGAAGATGCCTGGGGTGTACTCTTGGTAACTTTTCAAGATGGTGTTACACCAGACTTAAAAACGACAAAAGCAACAGCAATGAAGATTTCAGAAATTTTGTATTTAATTAATCGATAAGGAGATAACCATGCAAAAATTATTACTAATATTATTAATACCTGCAATCATAGTTGGATGTGCAAGTTCAAGAATATTTATGAACGCAGACATTCCAAAAGATACTGAAGTTAATATAGAAATATCGACTAAGAAAAAGACTGATTAATGTACTTGTATAAAGCTTACTTGGTTAGAGTAGTCAATGGTGGTTTAATCAAAGCAACCATAGATTTAGGCTTTGGTGTTATGTTATCTTCTATGCCAATACATCTTGTAAATATAGATGCACCACATGGCATAGATGGTCAAAA